GTTGTAGTCACTTGGCCTCGCCCTTAGGCGATTGTAGACGGGGGGGACTCCGTCGTATTATGCAATCAGTTGGTGGAGGGTCCTGGCGGGGCAGCCAGGGCTCCTGGGTCAATATGGCTAGGTGATAACGGCCGGGCCGCCACTGGGGGTGGTGGGAACTGGACGAGGAGCCGTTGCAAGACGGCTAGTTCTTGCTTGAGAAGGCTTTTCTCGTGCACCGTGTTGGTGGGTGCGGCGATCCTCTGGGTCAGTGCGTTGACAGACTGAACCAACATGTTCCGGGTTTCCACTTCCCTCGTCTCTCGGACCGCTTCACGAGCAATCTCGTTCGGCGTCTGGAAGACGACATTTCGTGGCAGCGCGGGGCGGGTTACTACAAATGGCGGATCGGCTTGTCGCTCCACAGGCTCCGGTGTTACTGTTGCCTGTAGGGATGGCGCCGTGGCCTGTTGACGGGTCTCCACTCGGACCATTGACGCAATCTCGCGTGCGGCGGTCCTCTCCCTGGCTCTTGCTTCGACCTCTCCAGGAACGGGCTGGTCGTCGTCGCCGCGGAGGGTGGCTACTTCAGGGACGTCTGCGCGTTCGGCTTCCTCGGGGACGATGGCATCGGCGGAGGCTGGGTCCAGCTCGAAGCGAGCCTTAACCATGCGTTCCACCTCAACCAACTTAGGCGGTCCCGCCATGAGTTGTCCGAAGCTGCGGCAAGACATGAGCCAGTCAGTAAACGCCGCGGGGGAGATCCCAGTGTGCTTCTCCCATTGGGCGTCTGCCCGCTCGTCCCAAGGCCACTCTCCCTCCTTCATAAGCTGCTGCTGCATCCACGACAGCTCCGCAGTGCCCGTCCTACCAGTTAGCCTTTTCACGGTGTGAGCGAGGCATTGGTAGAACGAGACACCGGGATCTATCCCGGCGATGCCCACCGTCTTGTTGGCAGCCGCCTGCTGCCACGAGATGGTGCGGTTCGCGATGGAAATGTGGAGCTTGCGCAGTATACGCAGGGGGTCCTGGATCGATGCCAAGCCGCCTTCCCAAACCGAGTAAAAGAATCTGCTTAAGAAAGGGAGGTCTTCTCCTTCCAAAACCTCTTCGGGCTTGATCGTGTATCCGAGGAGTTTCGCAGCTTTCAGTAGTGAGTCCGGAGTGTTGTGGCTCACTGAGTCGTCACCACAGAACGCGCCGAGACGTTCAAATGCGGGACGAGCGGCGAGGCCCTCGATTCGGTGGGCGGCAAAGGCAATAAAAGCTGAAGTCAGAGTGTTATCTATCGTCGTCGTCGCTGATCCGGAGAGTTGGGATGCTCCATTCACATACTTGTTGCCCTCGGACGTCTTCGCTGGTGCAGTCGCTTCAGAGAGACGGAGGTTGATGAGGTGTTCGTCGTCAACGCCGAACATCTTGACGTATATACGAGTGGTTAGCCAAGCCGTGAGGAAACCAGACTTAGCGGCATCCATCTTCGACACATCCGCAGCCATCAAGCAGCGGTAATTGTTCGAGAGGACGCGAGCGTCGAAAGCCAGTTCCGCCATTCTCTCCGCTATGAAGCGGGGAGTCCGGCCGGCACAGTACCACGGGTAGTTCTTCTTCAAGTATTCAGCGGCAGCAAGCATGTAAGCCCCCAAGGACAAGTTGAACTCGGGGGGGAGCGTGGAAATGTTCCGAATGTAGTTGCGGTTCGCCAGGGCCTCGATCTTACACATCGCCTTGACCTCGGCGGACTCACCACCGAAGTAGCAGAACCACTTCCCAATCGCGTTGCGAATCTTCTGCAACGGCGTGTTCTGGCTCTCGAGCACCATCTCGAGAGTCCACGGGGAAATACGGTCTCTGGCGACGAAACCAACGAACTCCTCGGCCCAAGTGGCGACACGGCGGTCAAAACGCTTGAGGGGGTTCCGGTGGTCGTCGAGGCGGAAATGCACGGCTGCGAGAGAAGCCTGTCGCCCCTTCGCCGGCATGGCGTCGGGGTTGTCGACGAACTTCGGCAGGACGCCGCGGCCAGTGGCCTTCCAAGGTGCCAGAGCATCATCCCTCCTGTCACCTACAAACTGCAGAGACTGTTCGGGCTCATATTCCTGGGTCTCTTCGGGGTCCACGGTCGACGCACGCGTGACATTCCACTTGGCGGCAATACAATTCTGGATCAAAGTCAACTCGTCCTGGGTCACATTGGGATGGAATCTCCGTACTACAGCTCCAATGCTGTATCCTTGAGTGTCCTTCCCGTTAGCGTCCAGACCGTTGACGATGGTATCCCAGCATCTCGCGATGAGCTTCACAGAAGTGAACGTCCCTGCCTTGCAACAGTAATAGAAAGTACCTCGGTTATCGCGGGTCTCAACGCGGACCGGGTACATTCCGTCTTCCAGTGACGGCCACGAGTCGCACGCCGAGGTCCAGGAGACGGGTCTCCACGTGTACTCGACGAACTTACCCGTGCGGACGCAGTTGACTTGCGCCGGGAAGCTCCAGTAACT